ATTTCTTCCTTCATCGTGACCCTCTACAACTTGAATTACAATGTTCCGGTGGAAAAGGTGTCAATTGATCCGAAAAAAGTTGCGATTGGGGTTGCGATTGATGTTGCGATTGGGCAATTAAACGCAGGTAAAGGAACGATAGACAAGGCCTTGGCAGTATATGCCCAAATGGGGACGGATACGGTTTTTGGCCGCTCGGATGTTGCTGCCATTACACATGATTCTGTAACCGCCGCAGGAAATCTGATAAACAAATTGAAAACCGCTGGTCTGCTTGAAGCTGTAAGTGGCTACGGAAAAGGGAAGTATAGGTTTGTTAATCCACAATAATGAAATATGCCCGTTATCAGCACGAAGCCGGTAACGGGCATTTCCTTTAGGCATATACAAGTTCTGACAGGATGGCTTCCTCCGCGCGGCTGCGGATCGAATTGCGGCGGCGCACCCATCCCATCTGATCGGCGGCCTTGAGGGCTTCGGTCACGCCCTCCTGTTTCATCATGGCCGTTTCGATAATCTCCAGCCGGTCATTACAGGAACGGTCGATTTCGGCAAGATGTTTCCAGAGCGTCCCATCGGTCATCATACAGGTGTACAGGGCGCGGCGGTACTCCTTCAAGTATTGTTTCCGCATCCGACCATATTTGCCGAGAGGGTACTGCTCGGTGCCCGGCGGCAGGGACAGGTTCGGGAGAAGATAATCTCCCTCCTGGCGGTATGTACCGCCCATTTCCTCAAAAATTGATTTCATGAGAATGGTTCTCCTTTTCTGTGATATAATGCTGTGCAGTTAGAGGCCTGCGCCTGTTTTACGCTCCTTTCTTACAACTGCAACGCAATTTACCACAAATGAGCCGCAGTCATATGTATTAGGTAGCAGAAACTACCCTTTACATATTAGCTCTTGAAAGTGTAGAGACAGATGGTTTGAATAGCATTTTTGCACATCGAACGACTGCAGCTACAACTGAATACTATAAAAGTGACGGCGCTGGGATGTAGTCCCAACGCCGCCATACCATGCTTATGGATTACCCGGATGATGTGACCGTACAGATCGACGGCCTTGCAGCGTCCGCAGCCAGCGTCATCGCCATGGCCGGCACAAAGGTCTGTATGAGCCCGACCAGTGTCATGATGATCCACAATCCCTTCACCGCCGCTATGGGCGACAGCGATGAGATGCGCAAAGCCATCCAGCTGCTGGACGAGGTGAAGGAATCCATCATCAACGCCTATCAGATCAAGACTGGTCTGAGCCGTGCGAAGCTCTCGCACCTCATGGACAGTGAGACCTGGATGAACGCGGTGAAGGCCAAAGAGCTGGGCTTCTGCGACGAGATCCTGTACACAGGAGACAATGATTTGCCCGATGAAGTGGCGGGCTTTTCTTATTGCCGGAAGGCCGCAGCGGCATGCCTCATGAACCGGGTCATCGCCACGCTGCCCAAATCCGCACCCGTTGTACCCGTTGAGCCGGAGCATCCGCCCAATGCGGAACCGGTGCCTGACCCCAAACCCGTTACCCCTGTCCCTGACAACCGTGTAAAGGCGGCAGAGCTGGAAAAGCGTCTGTCGCTTCTGAAATGAAGATTGGAGGAATCATCATGAATCAGATTCTTGCTCTGCGCGAAAAGCGCGCCAACCTGTGGAACCAGACCAAGGCCTTCCTGGACAGCCATCGCGGCGAGGACGGCATGGTCTCCGCCGAGGACAACACCACCTATGAAAAGATGGAGGCGGACGTGGTCGCCCTCGGCAAGGAAATCGAGCGCCTGGAGCGCCAGGCCGCCATTGACCGTGAGATGGATCAGCCCACCGCCTCCGCGCTGGTGAGCAGGCCCGGAGCAGCCAAGCCGGACGCCAACAAGGAAGGCCGCGCATCTGACGAATACAAGAAAGCCTTTTGGAACCAGATGCGCGGCAGGGTCAGCCCGGAGGTATTCAATGCCCTGCAGGTCGGCACCCTCTCCGAGGGCGGCTATACCGTGCCTGATGAGTTTGACAAACAGCTCATCGATGGCCTTGAGGATGAGAACATCATGCGCGGGCTGGTGCATATCATCCGTACCGGCTCCGGGGAGCACAAAATCCCCATCGTCGCCTCCCATGGCACCGGCTCCTGGGTGGAGGAAGAGCAGCAGATCCCCGAGAGCGACGACGCTTTCAGTCAGGTGACCCTGACTGCCCACAAGTTCGCCACCATGATCCGCATCAGCCGTGAACTGCTGAACGACTCCGCCTTTGACCTGGCGGCGTATATCGCCCATGAGTTTGTGCGCCGCGCTGGCGCTGCCGAGGAGCAGGCCATCATCAATGGCGACGGCAGCCATAAGCCCATCGGCCTGCTGCATGCGACCCTCGGCGCGCAGGTCGGCGTCACTACCACCAGCGCCACCGCCATCACGGCAGATGAACTGATCGATATGCAGCACAGCCTGAAATCCGGCTATCGCCGCAAGGCCTGCTGGATCATGAACGATGCCACCATCTCCGCCATCCGCAAGCCGAAGGATGGTCAGGGCCAGTACATCTGGCAGCCCGGCATCAAGGAAGGCGCACCCGATATGCTGTTCAATCAGCGCGTTCTGATGAGCAACTACATGCCGCTCATCGCTACCGGCAACAAGGTTATTCTGTACGGCGATTACAGCTACTATTGGCTGGCTGAGCGCGAGGGCCGCACCCTGGAGCGCCTGAACGAGCTGTACGCCGTCACCGATCAGGTGGGCTTCAAGATGACAGAGCGCCTGGACGGCCGCCTCATCCTGCCCGAGGCTGTGAAGTGTCTGCAGATGAAAGCCTGAGCTGATTGAACCGGGAGTCGTCCGAATGTGGGCGGCTCCCTTTTCTGAGAGGAGGATCCGATATGCCCAACACGCATGTGACAAAGAACTACTTCACCGATAACGGCAATGAGCTGGTGATTGGCGGAAAACTGACCTTTCTGGACGGCGCGGAGATAGAGAACTTCCCGGGCATTACGAGCGGAAACGCTGCCCCTTATGTGGCTGACAGTGAGGCGACTACTGTAGCCAACCTGAAGGCAGACTTCAACGCCCTGCTGGCTGCGCTGCGTACAGCTGGCGCGCTGTCCGCAGCAACGCCCGCCGCAACGGAACCTGAAACCACCGATTCCGAAACGCCTGCTGGAGGAACTGAGGGCGGTGGCTCCTGATAATCGTTACCGTTGATGAGATTAAAACCCATCTGAGAATCGAGCATGACGATGAGGACGGTTATCTCTCTGCTCTGATTACAGCAGCTACAGCGACGGCGGAGGATTTCTGCCGCCGTTCCTTTTCGGAGGATATGCCGGAGCCTGTGCGCCTCGCTATCTATCTGTACGTGGGATTCATGTACACCTATCGGGAAAGCACGGATCAGAGCGCATACCGGGCCATGAAACAGGCTTTCGACGCCTTGCTCTGGCCACATCGTGACCCTGATCAGCTTCTGTAGGAGGAATTGCCGATGGCCAGCAAAGTATCCGCACTGAATGCCGGTGCTCTCCGCAATCGTGCAGAATTCTTGCGCCGTACCGTCACTGTGGAGCACGGCATCAGCCGGGAGCGCTGGGAAACCGTCTTCACCTGCTGGTGCGGTGTGGAGCCGCTGTCAGGCAGGGAGTTCTGGGAGGCCGCCGCCATCAACCGGGAAAACGAGGTGCGGTTCACCATCCGTTACCGGAAGGACGTATCCGCAGAGATGCGGATCAGGCTGAACGGGGTCGTATATGACATCACCTCCATTCTCGATAAGAATAACCGGCACGAGGCGCTGGAGATACTTGCAAGGACGGTGACGCCGGATGGCAAATGTCAGAATTGACGGGCTGAAAGATCTGGGCACACGCGTGAAGAACATGGGCAAAGAGGCTCGAGGCGCTGCCGGACAGGCCCTCCGCAAGGGAGCGGAGATTATCAAAGAGGAAGCCCATGTGAGAGCGCCCCGCAGCGCGCATGGGCTTCCTGCCACCCAGGGACGCACAGCAAAGCATCTGGCGGATCAGCTGACCACCAGCGTCTCCGCAAGCAAATACACCGCCGGCGTGACGGTCGTCGGCGGCGTGAACGGCCCCAGCTATTACTGGAAATATCTCGAGTATGGCACGAAGCGAATCCGGGAACGCGCCTTCATCCGCGAAAGCGCGGAGGCGCGCGGTGATGAAGCTATGGAGACCGTGAAGCGCGAGATAGAAGCCAGACTGGGCATCAAGTGAGGTGATCACCATTGGACGCATCGACCCTGGTGGATGAGCTGCTGGCAAGCGATGAACTGACGGCGCTCCTGGCCACCGACCCATACGGCAATCCCGCCATCTACCAGATTCTTTCCCCGGAAGCGGAGGTGTTTCCCAGACTGGCCGTATTTGAATCGGACCGCGAGTACACCCGCTTTGCCGATGACCAGCCCCTGGAAGAGGAGATCACCTTTCGCATCGACATCTACGCCCGGGAGAACCTGCTGTATCCCATCAACTCCGCGCTGCACAAAACGATGCGCCGGAACGGCTATCAGCGCTACGGCCAGGTGCAGGACGATTACCTGCAGGATATGGACATATACGTGAAGTCCGCCACCTATACCATCAAAGAACAGCTCCCGTTCCCCTGGGAGTAAGAGAGGAGAACAGATATGCCTCAGAATACCACTGTCAAGGCGCAGCGGCAGTCGCTGCGCAATATCCACTATGCCCTGTTGACCAGCGACACTGCGGAGGGCGTGACCTACGCCAAGCCCGAGCCGCTGGTCGGCGCGATCTCCGCCAGCCAAGTCCCGCACACTGCTCTTTGACCTGAACGCCTTTGCGGAGCTGGAGGACAAATTCGGCTCCCTGGATCAGGCGTTTCAGAAGATGCAGCAGGGCTCTGTGAAAGCCACCCGCACGCTGCTGTGGGCTGGCCTCCTGCATGAGGACGAGAACCTGACCGAGCGCCAGGTGGGCGCGATGATCTCGCTAACGAATGTGGAAAAGATCATGGAGCAGATCACCGAGGCGCTGACCGCCGCGCTACCGGAGGATACCGGGGATGCGGAGAATGCTGTGGCTCCCGACCCTCGGTAAAGGCGCTGTGGGACTCATTTGATACGGCAGCATCCGGTGCGCAGGAATCTGTGGACTGGGTGCTGCTGTATTACGTGGGTACCGTAGTGCTGAACATGAGCGAGGCTGTGTTCTGGAAAAGCACACTACGGAAACTGCACGCGGTGTTCAAATGCCACTGCGAGCATATGCCGAAACCGACTGGGAAGAAATAACACCTGATACCTACCGAAAGGTCCAGAACTCTGGTATAATTGTTTTGAGCGAACAGCTCGAAAACTTGGGATTTATCGAGGTACTGTGATGAAGAGAATTTTGATCATGGACGAGATGAATTACCCACCTGGTTTGGATGAAATCTATCGGGTAGCTGTGCGAGGGATCATTATTGTCGAAGGAAAGCTATTGATGATAGAGAGCGATTCTGGGGAATTGAAGCTGCCCGGCGGAGGGATCGACGACGGTGAAGATGACAGTCAGGCCTTGGTTAGAGAGGTAAAAGAAGAAACCGGATATGATGTGATTCCTGACACCATAGAACCTTTCGGCGAAATTGAAGAAAAAAGGCTGTCTATCCTTGAGGACAAGCTGTGGCATCAAATCAGCAGATTATATTTTTGCGAGGTCAATCCAACGAAAGGTCAATGCAATTATACGGAGGATGAAATGAAATCCGGATTCAGGCAGGTATTGTATTCCATTGAAGATGCATTGGAAAAAAGCAGGTGCGTGTTGGAAAGAGATGGCATGCAAGCATGGAATCAGAGAGAGTATAAGACCCTTTTGCTGATACGTGACCATTTAAGGAGTTAGATTTTGACAAATCCCAGCTTTGCGAGATGAATACATCCCGGCGTCGTCCACACGGGCGGCGCTTTCATTATACCCTAAAGGAGGTGATTTCCCATGGCGTCCGGAACGTCCGATCTGATTGTCCGTCTGTCCCTTGACACGACCCAGTTTGAAGGCGCTCTGTTTAGCGTCCGGCGTAATGCTTCACTTCGCAGCCAGCCCATATAATGAAAGCAGCCAGGGCCGCAGCATAATAGCCGCAGTCCTGGCCTTAATCATTGCTATGTGCTCGTCAGCCTCTCCACATGATACAGTAATTCTTCCATTGCATATGGCTTTCGTAGGTAGACATTTACGCCTTGTTTCAGCGCATCCGTCTCCCCCGTAATACCTCCCTCCGCAGAGATCATAATGACCGGGATGTCCGATGCGCGTCTCAGTTCCTTACAGAAATCCAGGCCGCAACCATCCGGAAGTTGGTTATCCAAAATGATCAGATCCGGGACATGCTGAGATAATTCCGACCTAGCCTCTTCAAGAGAAGAAGCTTCAAACACCTCATAATCGCAAAGGCGGAAATATTCGGCATTGGCTATGAGAATGTGTTTGTTATCCTCGATCATAATAATTGACTTCATCTGTTTACTACCCCAAGTCAGCTTTCACTATCCGGAACAATAGCTATACGCTTTTCCTTTCGGCTTAGCTGCGCGCCGCAGGAATCGCAGTAAACAACTTCATCATAGCTGCCTTCCTTTTCGCTCGTAGCAGCCACTTCATTTTCACGGACAGCCCCGCCGGGCGTATGCGCGAGCTTTTCGATCGGCTTCGTATCGCGGCTCAATTCCTGCCCGCATACGGTGCAATAGACGACCGCGTCGTAATGCCCCGCCGCCGCGCAGGTGGCAGCCGCTTCATTTTCACGCACAGCCCCGCCGGGCGTATGAGCGAGCTTCTCGATTGGCTTCGTCTCGCGGCTCAATTCCTGCCCGCATACGGTGCAATATACGACCGCGTCGTAATGCCCCGCCGCCGCGCAGGTGGCAGCCGCTTCGTTCTCACGCACAGCTCCGCCGGGCGTATGGGCGAGCTTTTCGATTGGCTTCGTCTCGCGGCTCAATTCCTGCCCGCATACGGCGCAATAGACGACCGCGTCGTAATGCCCCGCCGCCGCGCAGGTGGCAGCCGCTTCGTTCTCACGGACAGCCGCGCCGGGCACGTGTGCAAGTCCTGGGAATTTCACGTCCGTCTGAGCGCGAACTTCTCCATTGGCATCGTACAGCGCAACTCTGAACTTTTCAGCCGCGTTGGCTTTTGTGGCCTTTACGCTGAATTTCTCTCCATTCCCCGCAGCAGTCCATTCTTTTTCATGCGTCTTTTCGTTCTCGACCAGCTTTTGCCAGCAGATTGAAACCAGCGCCTGATTGCCGTCTATGATGGCCTTAAACTCCAGATTATCGCCCTCACAGATTTTTCCCTTATTCTGGAGTTCGACGCGCACGCTCCCGGAGAAGACCTGCGGCGCCTGTCTGGCAGTGGATTCTGTTGTCGGCTCCGCCGTGGGCTCTGCGGAAGGAGCCTTATCGAGCTCCTCCGCAGGTTCTTCGTCGGACTTTTTCGCAGGTTCTTCGTCGGACCTTTTCGCAGGTTCTTCGTCGGACTTTTCAGCAGGTTCTTCGTCGGATTCCTCCGCAGCTCCTTCGTCGGACTTCTCCGCAGGTTCTTCGTCGGATTCCTCTGCAGGTTCTTCGTCGGATTCCTCTGCAGGTTCTTCGTCGGATTCCTCCGCTGCTTCTTCGTCGGACTTCTCCGTGGGCTCTTCGTCAGATTCCTCTGCAGGTTCTTCGTCGGACTTTTCCGCATCTCCTTCGTCAGATTCCTCCGCAGCTTCTTCGTCAGATTCCTCCGCTGCTTCTTCGTCAGATTCATCCGCAGGCTCTTCGTCAGATTCATCCGCAGCTTCTTCGTCAGATTCATCCGCAGGCTCTTCGTCAGATTCCTCCGCTGCTTCTTCGTCAGATTCATCCGCAGGCTCTTCGTCAGATTCATCCGCGGCTTCTTCGTCAGATTCATCCGCAGGCTCTTCGTCAGACTCCTCCGCGGCTTCTTCGTCAGATTCTTCCGCAGGCTCTTCGTCAGATTCCTCCGCAGATTCTTCGTCAGATTCATCCGCAGATTCTTCGTCGGACTCATCCGCAGATTCTTCGTCAGATTCATCCGCAGGCTCTTCGTCAGATTCCTCCGCGGCTTCTTCGTCAGATTCCTCCGCAGCTTCTTCGTCAGACTTCTCCGCTGCTTCTTCGTCAAACTCCTCTGTAGATTCTTCGGTGGTGTTATCTATTATTTCACCTCGGGCCGCAATCGTTCCCAGTGCCTCGCCCGGTGTGAATGTGACTGTAAATTCCAGCGATGTGAAGGCGCCTTCCGTATTATAAGGCGTGAACACCAGCGGCACCTCAATGCTCTCTGTCAGGGTGTACAGCCAGGTATTCTTCAATTCGTCGCTGGCGCTGTCAGCAAAGTCAACTTTGCCGAGCGTCGTGGTCGCTTTATAAAGAACCTGATGGTTCGTATCCCCGTCGGTTGCGTAGTAGATTTCGATAAAGCGGAACGCGCTTTCCACGAAATTGGCGACGGTTTCGACGCTGTTGCGCCGCAGATAGTTCACGGGAAAGCTCAGGCTGTCGATGCCCTCCACGTCGGAACGCACCAGCGGCGTAAGCTGTTCGCCGGGTTCTTCCTTCTCCTTTCCGCAAATGGTGCAGGCGTAGATCTCCTTGCCCCGCTGCCAGCTGCCGTCCTCATAGTAAGGGGCTTCGGTTCTCTGATGCTCCCAGATTTCGTCGCCCGTATGGTATTCGTCGTGGAAGGTCTGCGCCTTCTCGTTGCGAAGCTGTATATAGTTCGTGAGGTTCTGCGCTTCATACTCCGGGAAAACGCTGGAACTGGGCGTAAACTTGAAATCGATCCAGGTGAAATCAAAGCCCACTAACGAATAGAGATCCTCGAGCGCCTGGTTGGCGGGCAGGTCGCAGTCAATGGACCAGGAGCCGGGCACAACCAGTCTGACAATATCTCCGTCCTCATCTTGCGCGTTAGTCAGGCCCCATACGTACTTTGACAGATCGTCCAGTGTCACAGCGCCGCTATCGATGGCCTCGGCGAGGGTCACAGCCTGCTCTCCGACCAGATCAACCCAGATACTGGGAAGCAGCTTGTCGTCCTTCTCAGCGTCGCAGTAATCGCAGTAATAGTGCGCGCTGCCGTAATGATAGGCGTACGTGCTGCCGTTTTGATCCGCCAGCTCGATGGATTCTCCCGACCCGCCTTTTGTCGCTGTCGGATATTTCACCGTATCGTCGTCCACTATCCATACATGGCCGGCCGGTACGATATCCTTCTCCGTCTTATGGCATATAGAGCACTCGTACTCGATATAGCCATCCTCGGTATCCGTGTGGTCCTTGTAATTTCCGTTCTCCACCCAGTCGTGGGCGTGGCCAATGACGGTCAGCACAGCTTCGCCTTCGATAAAGTCGTCCTCAAATGCCTCTACTTCGATCCTTCCGGTTCGGCCATAGTAGGCCGGCTCATCTTCGGCGGTCCAGCTGAAGCGCTCTCCCTTGGCCTGGATCTTGACATTGAAGGTATACTCATAGGCGGGTTCAGCGTTAAACTTGCTCTCCATCTCCGCCTTTGTGATACCGCTGTAATCATCCGCCCAGGCAAAGGCGGCATTAACGATGTAGGATTTCTGGTTGAAGCCGTCATCGCTCTTGACCTCGTCGACGGCGACGGTCGCCTTCCCGTCCTCCAGCGTACATTCGCCTACATTCGTCCAGCTTTCGCCGAAGAAGAGCTCATCCAGCGTCAGCGTCAGGCTCTCCGCCTCCGGTTCCAGCTTCATGATACCAAGGCTTTCCTCAGCGCCGCACACCTCGCACACGCGCTTCTTCTCACCGGCGGAAAGCAGAACAGTATAGTAGCCGTCGAAGCCCGATACCGTCGCCAGCCGGCTGCCCTGCTCCTTCCAGCTGTGGCCGAGGGCGGGTATGTCCTGCACCGCCTTCGTCTGCGTCTTAAATGCCGCGTTGTCAAATGTCGCGGTGTAGGTCGTGGTGCCCTTGCCCTCGCAGGTAGCCGCCTCGGTGACCTCGCTGCTGGTGTTGGCCGTCTCGGTCTCCTCGTGGCTAGTATTATTGGCGCAGACGCGCTTCGCCGTAACGGTGGCGTAGTCGTCCGACCACTCATATTTGGGCACGCCGTAATCGTGGCCGAGGGCGGGTATGTTCTGCACCGCCTTCGTCTGCGTCCCAAACGCCGCGTTGTCAAATGCAGCGGTGTAGGTCGTGGTGCCCTTGCCTTCGCAGGTAGCCGCCTTGGTGATCCTGCTGCTGGTGTTGGCCGTCTCGGTCTCCTCGTGGCTGGTATTATTGGCGCAGACGCGCTTCGCCGTCACTGTGGCGTAGTCGCTGGACCACTCATATTTAGGCGCGCCGTAAGCGTGGCCGAGGGCGGGTATGTTCTCAACCGGCTTCTTCTGCACCTCAAACGCCGCGTTCTCGAAAGCGGCGGACGTATAGGTCGTAGTGCCCTTCGCCTCGCAGGTCGCGGCCTTGGTTACGCTCCCGGTGGCGGATACGGTCTCCGTCTCCGTCTTCTTCCCATCCAGGCGCACGCGCTTCGCCGTCACACTGCTGTAATCATCCGCCCACTCGTAGGTCGGCGCGTTCCATTCCTCGTCAAGGGGATTTATATCTGCGACAGTCTTCGTCTGCGTTGCAAACGCCGCGTTCTTGAATTCCGCCGTGTAGGTCGTTTCGCCCTTTTCGTCATAAGTGGGTTCCTTGGTTACTTCGCTGCTGGTGATGGCCGTCTCGGTCTCCTCGTGGCTGGTATTATTGGCGCAGACGCGCTTCGCCGTAACGGTGGCGTAGTCGTCCGACCACTCGTATGTGGGCGCGCCGTAAGCGTGACCCGTCGCCGGCAGGGTTTCCGTAAGGCTATCCGTATAGGTATTTCCCTCAAGGGAAGCCGACGCGGTATAGAGCACGCTGCCGTCGCCTTCACAGGTCGCGTCCGTGCGCTTGGCTTCGATAGTCGCCGCCACAGTGCTTACATGGCTGCTGTTGTTGGCGCAGGTGAAGGTCGCCTTCGCGCTGGTATAACCCGTCCAGCTCCAATCAGGTTCGCCCCAGGCATGCCCCAGTGCCGGTAGGGATTCGGTGAAGCCCAGGCCGCACCCTTTGCAGTAGCGTATCTGGGCGCCTGTTGCGGTGCAGGTCGGTGCGCTTATGATGTAGGGATCGCCCAGCTCGACGTGGTTATCCTTGTCCAGCCCGGTCGATATTTCGCCCACATGGCCGCACACGGTACAGGTGGCGTTCTGCAGGCCCTCTATACTGCAGGTGGCGACCCGCGTTACCACGGCGTGCTCCAGGTCGTAGGTATGCTCGCCGGTGGCGGGTATCGCTTCCGTACGCGTGGCGCCGCACTCAGCGCAGGTATATTGCGCCTCGCCATCCTCGCCGCAGGTCGGCTCCGCGAGGGTTTCATACGTATCGCCCCAGGTATGGTTCTCTGGATCGAGGGGCAGCTCCTTCGTAATATTCTGGCCGCACACCTGGCACTTGTATACAAGTGTGCCGGGGGTGGTACAGGTGGACGGGACTTCCGATATTGTTTCGCCGGATTCTGAGTGCTCGCCTGTGGCGGGGATGATCTCGCCCTTTACGAACACCGTACCGCAGTCGTCGCAGGTCAGGTCGCCGGTATACCCGTCCTCGCCGCAGGTCGCCGCCTTGGCATTGTGGAGCGACAGGCTGTGTACATTCTGATTGGGGTTGACGGTATAGCAGACGTAGACCGTTATGTTCTCCCGCGGCATTGCGTAGTCCTGCGGCAGCGCCGTGGCCGCGTCGTCCTTATCCGTGCGCAGCGAATCGAGCAGATAGCACTTGCGCACAAATTCACTGGGAATCGCGTCATAGAGGCTGGACTCGGCCGGCACCTGAGAAGTAAGCCTCTGGCCGTTATCCCCTATCCAGGTTACTGTATAGCTGCTGCCTTCAAAGACCGCGCGCACCTTCAGATTATGCGCGGGCATCCTGGTTGCGGCTGTAACCTCCTCGCCGTCCTCCGTCTCCCAGCGCACAAAGTTATAGCCCTCGCGCGTGGGTTTACCTGCGGGCAGCGTCAGCGCGTCGCCATAGCGCACCGAGGTCGTTGCGTACACGCTCTCGCCGTTCATCCAGCTTACGGTGAATGTACGCGTTCTCTGTACGCCTATCATTACCGCGTAGACACCGCTCGGCATTAGGGTCGCAGGCGTCAATTCGGTAATCTGGCTGTAGTCTCCCTTTCGCATAGCGGCCAGCGCGGCGTCCTTTGCCACGCTAACCATTATGCCGGGATTTCTGGAGAAGGATGTATTGGTATAGGTGTACATATACCACTTGGTCTCGTGGGTATCTTTGCGGAAGTCGCGAAGCTTTTCGGGCATGGAATCCATTACCGGCTGCCCGGCGATTACACGCTGCTCGCCCATGTGCACGGCGCGGCCCTGAGAAGCCGTTTCGTCTTCATCCCATTCGCTGGAGCACAGTGTGAACAGGCTGTTGGCGCCAAGGTCTTCATCCACTATGTCCCAACTGGTGGGGGTATCCAGCTTCTTGAAGTAGATGCGTATAACCGTGTTGTCTCCGCGCATGGTGAACCATGTGGTGCCGGAGCGGTTCAATATAGCCGCCTCGTTGTTTTCCTTATAGGTAATGTAGAGATCCGTGAGGTAGAAGTACGTCGTTTCGCTACGGATATACGCCGACGTCGCTTCATCCGCCTTCTTTTGCGCGGCGTCCTTCTGCGCCTTCGACATGCTCTGGGAATCCCTTGCCAGCCACAGCTCGTTGTTCGCGGCCTTCATAGCCTTTTGAGCCGCTTCCAAAGCCGCGTCCGCCTGCTGATACTGCTCCTTGAGCGAATCCTCATCCGGGAAGCCCATGTGCACCAGCTCGTAGCCGGCGAATTTGTCGCACAGCTCGGGCGTGACATCCACGTAGCAGCGTATGCCGTCGTAGCCGCTTACGCTGCCGGTGCCCGCCTGAACCCAGGTGTAGCTCTCGCCCTCGACGTTTACGTCAAAGGAAGAATTCTCCTGCAGATAGTATTCAACGGAGGCCGTCTTCTGCGTTCCCTTCCAATGGACCTTGACCTCGCGCTGCAGCGGCTGCGTGCTGAAGCCGAATGCGTTGTTTTTGTAGGTGAACACCACCTTGCCCCAGACCTCGTCCACCGTGGTATCCAGCGGGCAGACGTAGATCTCGTTGGTGGCCGGCAGGTACTGGAAGGAGGATGGGCCAGCCTTGATCTTGCCGTCTTTGCCTTCCAGATCGAAGCACTCAACTATGAAGTGATCCTCGTTGTACTGAGTCCAGCTTCGGCTTGTGCTGAGCACGATGCCGCCGCTCGCCTCGTCGCCGCCGGTGATCACCTGGGCGGTATAGGTCTTGGCGCCTGTCTCGCAGACGCGCTTGGAGTCCATATTCTCCTTGTCGATTTTGCCCGAGGAGAGCGCCATTAGATTGATGTAGTACAGTTCATCAGGAACCTTTACGGTGTTCTCTCCATCCGGTATGTCGACGTCCAGCTTTGCGTCGTTTGGCTTGATGATAAAGTCGATTGGGTACTTTACGCAGCCCAGCTGCACCAGCGGGGTCTTGGTGCTGTAAAGGCTCCAGCTCTTGGATGCCTTGCCAAAGCCTACCTGCACCTTAACGCTTATGTCCGTATAAATGCCTATTTCAAACAGCAGCGAGCCCATAGCGCCGCTCGTGGTGCCCTGGCCGGATGTCCATTCAAACCAGCAGTAGAGGAAGCCGTACAGCTCCGCGTAGATGCCGCCCGTGGCCACTACGCCCACGGAATCCAGATCGGTGCTAAACACGCCCACGCGCAGGTCAATGCTCACGCCCGCGCGCACGCCCAGCATGCCGAAGGCGTAGAAGTCAGCGCGGAAGTTCGGCGTCTTTATGTCCTTCACGCTGCTGCCGCTCTCACTGCCGAGCGATTTGTTCTTGTATTCATCGCCGCCGCCCCAGATCTTGGCGCGGAAGTGATAGGAGAACTCCTTCGCGTTTTCATAGCTGATGCCCGCGCCTATCATGCAGTTGATTTTGAAACCAACGGTTAGCCTGATCTTGAGCCCAATGTGTATAATGCCCATAGGGTCAACCGGCGCGTCGAAAGTGCCCAGATCCTGATTGATGAAGTTGATGTACTGGGCGTTATTGGACAGCATATTTGAATACTTCGTAGGCAGATCCCCGCCTATGCCCGGCGAGACGGAACCCTGCTTGGAGTCGTTGCCGTCCTTCTTATCGCCGGTGGTGGTGTTGTAATCCGCGCCGAAGCCCTGGTTGCCCTTGGCCTTTTTTATCAGCTGGTTGCCGCCCTTTATCAGATACTTGGCGGCCTTCTGGCGGGCGTCCTTCTTATCCTGGCTGCCCTCGCCGTAGGAATTGTCCGCCGCGAAGTTGTTGACCATTTCCTCCCATTCCTGCTCGGATCTGGGATCAGGATTGTTCTTCGTCTTGGCCGTAACCGCTACGCCGAAGCCGGTATATGTGCCCGCCTGGAACGATGCGGTTATGTCCAGGCTGGAAGTAAGACCCGCGTCGTTCTTGTTGCGCTTGACCTTGATCACCGGTGTCAGCATGAATTCCTGCTCCAGCACTACAGTCGGCTGTATCTCGAGGTAGCCCATGTCCCCGATTGCTATTTTGATGGTAAAGCTTACGGCAAACTCGGCGCGCAGGCCTTTCTTGCCGGCAAAATGCTCCAGCGTGATGAACATAAGGAAGGTGACGTGCACGTCGCTGACCTCGACGCTGCTGGCGCCCTCGCTGAGACGGCGCAGCTCTTCCAGCGTTATTTCTCCATCGTCCGTCTGTATGGTCATGTTGCGGATTTCGTCGCCATGCTCCATGCCGTCAAAATCGATGTCCCCGTCCATGAGCAGCCGCGTCAGGAAATCGCTGGTCTCGTCCACCAGGCCGCTGTTCATCACTTTCTGCCGCATATCGCTCTCCAGCTGGGCGACTTCTGTCTCCGTAGGAACGATATCAACCTCGGGCATTTCCATGTACAGCAGCAGCTCGTCGCCCATGACCTTCTCTTCAGAAACTACGTCATAGTTGACTATCACTTCGCCGCCTTCAGAGGCAGCCTTCGTTACCAGTCCATAGCCCGCAGCGGCGTAATCCGCGCCTTCCAACGCGCCGGTATAGAAAGTGATATAATCGCCGGGCTCCAGCCTGGTGCTGGCATCGAGCCCGAATTGTTCAAAAGACGGGTCGCTGAAATCAAGCGACGCTTCGGGCAGCCGTATAACACCGTCCTCAAGGCTGCCGTCGTCCGGGACGGGAATGTTGTCCGCAATAAACAGGATATCCTCCACGCCTGCCTGCTCATAGGCGTATTGGCCGTCGCCCAGAGCCTGGGTGAGCTTCACGTACGCGACGCTGCCATCGGTGAAGCCTTTCGAATCCGCCTGACCGTCGCGCACCGCGATAACGTCTCCCACGGTCAGCGGCTGCTCGCCCGTGTAGGTCAGTACGCCGGTTCCATCGTTTTCCACGGCGACCAATTCATCGTCGTCATCCATCTGCAGATTGATGATGCTGGCAAAATCCACGCCCTGCACATCATCGGCCGAAAGGTCGATCACGTCGGAAGAGAGGCTTATGTTCACGACCTCTTCCTGATAGACGGTTATGTTGTATTCCACGATTCTCGCGTCCATGACCTCATCGTCGAATACGAAGCGCAGCTTCGACGTGTCCGCGATGGACGCCGAGTACAGGCTGCCGCCCTCCCACAGGCCGCCTTCCGGCAGCAGCAGCCAGCGCACGCCCGCGCTTTCATTACGGTTCAACAGCAGCTGCTCCAGTATAAGCACCTGCTCCACAGGCAGGCCCACCTCTTCACGCCAGAAGCGCTGCAGGCTGTCGTCCTCAGCGAGGCCATACTGCGCCTTCAGCTCCTCTTCCGACGCGGAAGCGAGGTCTATATTCGCCGCAGCCAGCATCGCCGCGGTGGATTCGTCGAGCTCCGAAGTGTCGATTTCCATCGTGTCCGGCAGGGATATTTCAGGGTCGAAGGGCTCCCCATCCACATCGGTCAATCCTTCGGCTTCTGAAGCGCCGGCGATCAGCTCGTACGGCGCGTACCGCGCGAGAATCGCGGCAATCACATCTATGCTGAGCGGTTCGCCGTCCTGCTGTATGGCGCTCAGCGCTGCGAACAGGCTGCTTTCAGGCTGCTCTTTTTCGGCGCCAACGCAAGCCCACGCCTGCGCGGCCGCCGCCTCGTCCAGGCCAAGGCCCATGAGCCACGCCGTCTCGTCCGCCTCCAGGCAGGATATCAGCGTAAAGGGCATGTCGTCAACGCAGAGGCTGCCGTCCTGCAGCGTTACGAGCTGCTCGATCTCCTCCTGCGTAAGGCCGTAGGCCATTAGCTCGATGGGATAATCAAGCGGCACCTCGGTCTTTGAGATATAGCTGAGGCTGCCGCCCTCTTCCAAGCCCTCCTTCAGCGCAAAGCGCGGGTAGAGCGTCAGGTTGCGGTCGATTACGTCGCTGGTATCCGCGGGCGCGGTTCCGGCTTCGTCATAGTTCCAGCCGAGGAACAGCGAGCTTATGCGGCTGGGCGTTTCCAGCGCGCCTATAACCGTACCGGCCGGAACCATAACCGTTTCCGGAAGGGTCGTGTACTCCACATCCTGCGTCGACGCATCGGGCGGCAGAGCAAACTTTACCTCAAAGTATTCGGTAACGGCGGTATCGTTCGCTGCGGGCAGCACGCTGCTGTCCGTAGGCTGTGTCTGCTCGGCAGCGAAGCCCTCCGCCGCTCCATAGCCGCCGCAGCCTCCCAGAAGGCCGAACGTCTGGATAAGCACCAGAAGCATCGCCATAAGTCGTTTCATGCGCGTCTTATTCAT